ATAACAAAATTTGAACTAGGCGCATTGTATGGTCGAAACTCTCCGTGAGTTTTATAAAACTCAAGAGCCTCTCGCATAACTCCAATAACCCTATCCTTATCCTCAAGGAGCTTGGTTAGTTTATCAAATTCGTGTCTATGGACAAATTCTAACTCTTGCTCTGCTGGATAAGTCACAGTACCATTTTTGTGTACATATTTAATATGCCACCCGTCTAAGCCAAGATGTTCTGCAATAATTTTAAACTCATCTCTTTTCTCATCCAAGGTTTTCATCAATCCACCTTTCCGCAGCGAGTGCATTTTAAATACTCCTATATCCGATCAGAGATAAATTAATATCCAATCGCCGTTTTTATATCCGACATGATGTAAATTAGGGGCGAAAGGGATGATAATTTTAGCATCGCAAATGCCACTGAGCTGTTACCGAAACCCAGCATCCCTCCGGCCTCTAAAAGTCTCCTGTTTCAAAATAAAAATTAAACACATTAATCCCGACGCTATGTGCGTGAATACTTTGGTCATTCTTCTAGGTCTTTCATTCTAAGTTTAAGCCAGTTCTCGCGATGATTTCTTGCCATCTCAAAGCCACGTTCGACAGACTTCCAATCAAGCTTGCCACAGCGCGAACACTGAAGGTGAGTTACTACAATCACTTCAAGATCTTCAATGTAGCGCAATTTTTCGGTGTACTTATGGTTAAATAAAAAACACATGATCTTTTTCATTTAATCATTCTCCGCCCTAGGTCCACAGTGACAACCCTTGCGAGTCATTGAGCCACAACCAGAACACCATGGAGTTGGGTCATAATCTGGGTCATCTATCCCCACTTCTTCGTTCATGACTCTTCCTCAACAATACGGGGCTCGATAGCAATCATCACATAAGGAACAAGGGCCTCAACGTCTATCGTTTTCCCTATCAATTGATCGGTAAATATAGGCTGTTGTTCCTGGGGAAGATTATCAAAGCAAACGAGGTGCTCATCGCCATAGGGGCCGCGAACCAAAAACGAGTGCGAGTGTTGGTCATAGGACAATACTTTTAGCTTCATAATGTCGTTCTCCTTTAAGGTTATTTATGGTCCTGTTCCTGGTCACGCCCAAGCCAAGCCAAGACCTCTTCCATGCGGAAAAGGATCTTGCTCCCCGCTTTGTAATACTTAAGGTTCCTCTTGTCCTTGTAGTTATGAACGGTGCGCTCACTAACGCCAAGGAAATGAGCCACCTCTTCTAACGAAAGAAGAGGGGTTATTTTGTCTTGAGAGACTTTGCTTTTAGCCATTAAAAAGGGATCTCCTCGCTAGAATCAAAGCTTGGCTGTGAGGAGCCAGAACTTTTTGCTGTGCTAGGCTTAGAATCAAGAAACAAAACAGAAGAAGCCACAATCTCAGTTGTGTATCTCTTCTCTCCATTCTTATCTTCCCAGCTTCGGGTTGTAAGTTTACCCTCGACATAGGCCTTTGAGCCCTTGGTCAGGTACTTAGAAACTATATCGGCAAGCTTTCCCCAGCAAACGACATTGACCCACTCGGTTTTCTCTTTGTCTTCACCGCTCTTGTCTTTCCACTTCTCATTCATGGCGAGTGAAAAGTTACAGACTGTAGAATCACCCACGGTCTTGGTCTCAGGAATCTTTCCAAGGTTTCCGATAAAAGTGCATTTGTTTAACATAATATTATCCTTTCTCTTTTAATTTCTTCCATTGGCTACCAAAGGAAGTGTTTAGGTTGTTTAAAGCTTTGTCCATTTCGGCAATAAATTCAGGGATCTCATTATCAAGTTTTTCCTGCATGGCAGGATCGCGCTCAACGGATAGGATCTTGATGGGTTTTTTCTCAACACGCGGATCAAATTGCACAAAATCAAAAAGATCGCAGTCTAGGACCCGCATGGCGTACTGATATTGCCATTGGTATTCGGGCTTGATCTTATTATCGACCAAAAAGGCCACATAATTGTCGGTATTATAGGGGCATTTGATCTCTAACCCTCTTTTGCCACCCACAATAGCGTCGGGAGAGCATCCTTCGCGAAAGCTTGAGTCCTTAAAGACAAAGGGCACCTCATCTATGGGCTCGTTGACGAGCATCTCATAGGTCGCTCTCGCGGCATCCTCATGATGCTTTCCCCAATCGACATACTTATTCTGAAGGTCCTGCATTTGGCCCGTCACAACTTGGGAAATAAGGGAGTACATATAGCTCTTTCGAGTCTCACTCCCCTTTTTCGCCACAGCCTTAGAAGCGTTGCTCGCCGAGATCACGCCAAGCTTTAAGTTAAACCAAGCCTCAGACCCTTGTTGGGCTCCGACTACGGGATAGTCATATTTGAGGGAAAAGGTGTCTAATAAATCATTAATCTGTGGTATGCTTTTCATTGTGTTCTCCAGTGTTCAATTGTTTGTTCTCCACTTCCTTTAATTTCATCTCAATGCTACTGTCAAGGATAGAATTAAATTTATGTAATTCATTGACAGTGAGATCATTTAGACCATTGAGCTTTCTTTGGAAGAGTCGGCCAAGATAAGTCTTAACGTCTTCCTCAGACCTTCCAAGAAAATCTATCTTTGCCGCACACTTTTCTATGAGTTCGGCGTATTCATTGTCGGGGGCTACCGACAGCTTGGCATCAAGGTCTATTTCGTGGACGTCCTGAGTCGCTTCAATGGCCGAGTCAAAGCGTTGAGTGTTAACCATGGGCCAAGACTTATAGGCTCTACGGATAACGGTTTTTTTAATCATTTCACCCTCGTCTGTGACCCATGGGCAAGACTTAGATTTATCCTTAAGGTAGGACTTATAGGCAATTGAGCGGTTACGAATGGCATAGATCTCTTCAATGCCCATGATCTCGGTGATGTAGTCGCCGTCTTTAAGTTTAGCGACACAGTAGCAGCCAAGGATCTTTCCTCTCTCGCCAAAGGGATTAAACTTATGGACAGGCTCTCGACCAAGGCCAGTATGGATAAATTCATCGGCCTCATATACAAGGTCAGCCTTAACCCATGAGATATTGCCAGTATTAAGGGCGAGAGAAATAAGCCCGATATAACTTACATCAAGACAAACCTTCCCATCGCGAGGCACAAGGTAGGCCAGCTTCTTTACTGGGTTGAGCGAAAGGCCAATGTTCGCCACGTTAATGATAGCCGCCTTAAGCGAGTCTTGGTTGTTATAGGCAACACCTGCAAGGTATTGGTTGTTGCGAAGGATCTGCATGGAAAAGGAGGCCTCTTGATTGTAAGAGACCGCGCCGTGGACAGCAGCATTCTTATTAAAGTCATACTCTGCTAGGTCCACAATGTCTTTAACGACCTTAATCTTCTCAATGTTACTCATAAGTCACCCGCCTTAAGCAGGTCATATTCAAGGTCTTCGTCTACTGCGCCAATCTTATGCGCCATTTCACCTTCATAGATCTCAAGCCAAAGGGCCTTAAGCTTACCAAGCTCCTCAACGGTGAGCTTATCGGTTAATTCAATGTCGAAGTAGTCTGCACCGACCCAGACTTGGAAGTCGATAACAGTGAGATTGCCTTCGGAATCCTTCTTGGTATCACCGAGAAAGTAGACTTGGGAATCGGGTAAATCATATTCAACTAATGCCATGTTTGTTCTCCTTATGCTTCAAAAGCACGGAGGCAAGTTACATCTATTTTCAAGCGATTGCAAGTGTGAACTAATTACAGGGTAGGGCGTTTAGTGCGGTGGGAAAAAGCCCCCCGCCAGTTGACGGGGTATATCTTAGGCTCTACCTTAGTTAACGGCCAAGTAAAACTTCGGTGAGATAAATCTAGAAAACATTCTCCCGAAGTTCAAGAAAAAAGCTTGGTTTATAACGTGGGAGGATAAAATCATGACATTTTCAGAGGATTGCGAGCGCATATGGGAATATGTCTCGGCTCATTGGCTCATTCAGCCGGATAAAGCGGAATTCATTAGGTATTTAAGGATCATACGCATGATGGAAGGCGTTCCTTTGTCGTTAATGGAAGAGGCTATGCGCCTATCGAGAAGCGAGGAGACTTTCAGTCAGGTCCTAACCCAGTTATTAAAGAAGAGTGGGGCCTCAGTGCTCCACAAGAGAATGGAGAGGAAACAACAAATAAAGCAGCAATTAAGTAAGGGGAAGTTTTATGGAAAAGGTAGATAAGTTTACTTTAATGGAGATCACGATACACAATATTCCGCTGGTTAAGCCGAGTGGGAGGCGGCAGGTTTACCGCAAGGTTTGGTTGCAGGAATACTTGTTGTTGCAGCGCGCCGGACTGAACCCAACCCAGTATAGGCTGGTCTTCGATCTATGGATGACATCGTGCAATATGGACTCTAATCCGATTGTAATCACGATGGATTCGATATGCAGTTTGACTGGACTTAAGATCAAAACGGTACACAATTCGTTTGAATGCCTAGCGTCAAAATCAATAATTTCAATAGTTTACGATGTCCCTAGTAATAGTAATAAGATAATTTACAGAACAGACTCCTATAATAATAAGAGTACGGATTCTTTACTGGTCGGGCATAGCCCTCCTACTACTAGGGGGGAAGTTTGGGGTCGCTCAATTAACGGGCAGGATCTCACGGTTCAAAAATTGGATAGCGAGAAAAAGGTTGGCGGTGAGGAAGGTTTCGCTGGGATTACCCTTGAGCAATTTAAGTCGGTTCTTGATCGGCTAGGCTTTCCCGAAAGGCGAGGTGATGATTCGATAAGTTCAGCCCATGCCCTTTTTGTTGTCAGCATACGGGATCAGAAGACGCTTGATGAGCTTAATCATGCGCTTATTAACTATTGCCAGAATCCCTACGAGGAAAAGTTTAGATTAAGCTATATAGGCTTTATGAAGGCCTGGAGAAAGTTCCTATGAGCGATGCTGAGGAGTATGAAAGAAGGTCTAGGCCTTCTTTTCAAGGGAGAGCAACGAGGAAAGATCTTGAGGATAGGGAAAGACTCGCTAAGGAAAGACTTGGTTTTGGAATATCGTACCTTGATGACGCATTAATAGGCATATTCAAGGATGATCTTATAGTTCTTGGGGCCTATTCTGGGGCTGGAAAGACGGAGACCGCAACGAGTATTGCCATGTTTAACGCTGCCCTTGGCAAGAAGGTTCATTACTACGCCCTTGAAGCAAGCGAGAGAGAAATTGAGAATCGAATCATTTATCGCTTGTCGGCTGGAGAGTTCTTTAAGGCCAAAGGGAAGGCTGATAAGTTTATCGACTTTGCCAATTGGAAGTCTGCCCTTTTGCCAGAGATGTATCCCTATGACTTGCAAGCGCAGGAGTATTATGAGAATCACTTAACTGGCCTTAAGACTTACTATCGCAACAAGGGGCTTGTTCTCTCGGAGTTTGTTGAGCTTTTCATGAATGGTGTGGCTCACGATAAGCCAGATCTCGTCATTGTCGATCATGCGCATTTCTTTGATTGGGGAGACAAGAGCGAGCAAGTGGGCCTTAAGGAAATCATAACTCACACGAGGGAAATGAATCTCAATCATAACATCCCAGTGATTATGATTTCTCACTTAAGGAAAGTGGACCATAAGAATAAGCTCTACGCGCCAACGATTGAAGAGTTCCATGGGTCAAGCGAGATCTATAAGCAGGCGACCAAGGCTATTCTGCTTGGTTCAGGTGACATGATCGGGACTACTCGGGTTGATACTTTTATTAACGCGGTTAAGTTTAGGCAAAGAGGGCCTGTTAATCGCTACACGGCGCGCGGCATTTATGATTTTACAACTAACACTTACGATAAGGGATATGAACTTGGAGAAGCTAACCAAAGAAGAGATGCAATATTTAAAGAACTTGAACGAGATCATTACCCAAAGTGGGCCGTTCACGCCGTTACAGATGGAAGTTTGGCTAAGAGTGGTATCGCGGCCAAGGGTTTTAATGGAAACATTGGGTTTAAAAATGTACCAAGAACTGCGTACAAAGATTGAGGAGAACTTCCCCGATTACCCTATCTCACCCAAAGGAATCTCGAAAGAACCGCTCCCTGAAAGCATGGTGAGTGAGGTTGAAAGGCGAATGAACCCGACCAATAACGAGCTAGTAAGGCTGTGCTTTGAAGCCCTGGGTCGCGAAACAACGAGCGATGATAAGCTTTCTATGATCGCGCTAGGGATTGGAATTGAGATCGAAAAGGCCTTAAAGGGAGAAAGTGGGATAGGGGATAACGTGGATGAGCTTGAGAGCCTCTCAGGATGCCTAGATTTGATTGTATTGAGATTAGAAGCGATGGGGTCACATTGGATAGGGTTTGTGATCGCGATGCAGACAGAGCCACTGTGTGCGGTTGAGCTGCATTCGGATTATGTCGCCGCGCTCCATGCCGAAAACAAATTATTCAATTAGCGTTTTGGTTTGAGGTTGGGGTTTTCTCGGGGGAGATTAATTTGGAAAAGTCGGGCAATGGACCGGAAGACAATTGGGGTTGGCAAGGATTAAACGAGAGGGAAATCAAGCCCGTTCGGCAGAAATATTATGCTTTAACTAAGATCGTGAGAAGGAAACTGGTTAGGCCTTGTGGTATAATTTTCGTCAAAGAGTATTACTGCAATGCCGGACTCATCACTCGCGATGTCATAAGTCACGAAGCACACTTTGAGTATCACCTTCGCGTGAGAGATAAGCAGAGTGAAAGAGAGTATATGTCTTGGGCCAATCGGCCAGAGAATGCGTCAAGGTTTTATGATCTCGTTGTCGGTACTGAAGAGTATGATTTTTTTGATGGGCAATCGGTTAAAAATAGGGCAGAGCGCAGCGAGAAAGACGACAAAGGGGAGGGGCAATAATGTACGGCAAAGGAAACATGGTTGGGAAGAGAAAGAAGGTCTTTAAACCGAGAACTGAACAGCCAAAGGGAAAGCAAAAATACAATAACGTGAGAGTAAACTTTGAAGGGATTAGCTTTGATTCTAAGAAAGAGCTTCATAGATACCTTGAACTTAAGTCGATGGAAAAAGACGGATTAATCAAGGACATCGAGTGCCACCCAACATTCAGGCTTGAGACGGAAAGTGGTAAGCCTATTCGCTATCGCGGCAAGGGTCATAACCTAAAGCTCGGTCGGCAAGTCAGATACATTGCCGACTTTAAGTACACCCGAATCAGTGACGGTAAGGTCATCGTTGAGGATGTGAAAAGTCCCATCACCGCTAACCTTCCTGCTTTTAAACTTAAAATTGCAGTGCTCGAAGCCTTGCAAGACCTTTGGGTTGAAATAATCTATTAAGCTTAAAAAGAAGGCAGGAATAAAGCCAACGCTCTAGGATTGGCTAGGATGTAAAAAAGGGGCCTACCCATATGAAGGTAGCTCCCCTGTGGTTTAAGTTGAGTGGTGCGGCGCTCAGTCTCGTTTAAATTGATGTGAGGGTTTAGTTACCGAAGACACCGTCCTTGAAGTTTAAGGATTCGTACTCATAAGGCTCTGACTTCTCAAAAATGCGCTCCATTTCTTTTTCGTTCTCTTCGTCGATAAGCTTTTGTTCAATTTCCCATTGCCTCTCAATGCGAATCTTGTCGTAATAGTCGCCTTGATCGTGGTCTCTTACCGAACCTGCATCCTTCTCGAAAGACTCGTGGCTAAGCGAATTAATGGGGAATAAAATGAGCATAAACACTAGGATTTTCATTATAAACCTACCTTTTGCGCAATGTCCGCGTTGATCTTGTCTATGGCGTCAGCTAGACTTAAATCCGATTCAAGTAAAATATCACTCATAAAACCAGTATCCCTATCGTAAACCAAGGCATAGACCTCAAAGATGTACCAATCGGTCTCAACTAGTGCATAATCCTTTGACTCCCATACTCTTGTTATCTCGTCATACTCGAAAGGCTTGCCAGTGTACTTCACTAGCGCGTCCAGAATTATCTCGGAATTAAATACCTTTTTCATGACTCACCTCTCTTTTTCGCTATTCGCCTAATTTTATCAATCACATATCTCTCGCTCGTTATTCGGTAACTACTCCAACACTGGACGCGCTCGCCAACACTGATCGTCTTGTGCTCAACACCAAGAGCCGACTCAAGGCGCTTGCCGCTATCAAGCTCGACCGTTAAGGTCACGATCGAGCCGTCTTTTCGCCTAGTTATTTCAACCAAGGTTCCCCGAGTTAAGTAAGTCTTGTTCGGATTAATCATTGTTCACCTACCTTTTCTATCAAACGAAAACTCGTATATCCTTGATTCTGAAAATGACCTAAGTTCTTGCTATAGCAACCATTGATTGCTCCGCGCCTAGTTTTAAAAACCTTAACTAACTTTTCACTGCCATTTTTAAGGCGCTTGTAAACGTACCAACAGACGTCATTCGTATCGGCCACAAAATCAGTCTTGATAAAAAAGGGCTCATCACCCTTTTTCACACTTGCTATTATTGCTCCCATTACTCACCTACCTTTTCAGCATTAAAATCCAGTATAAAATCACTCGCTTTCTGCGCTTGCTGTGCTGCAATCACGAAAGCCTTTGCATCGTCACGCAAGAACTTTGCCCAACCCTTCAAGTAAGCTACCGAGTTGCGATAAGTGTTGTCTGAAGTAATGTCCAAAGTTGAGCAGACAAAAACCGAACACAACTCTGCGACAAGCTCTTCGCGCGAATATTCCAAGGACCTAAATGCAGCCACCTTGTTATCCTTAAAACGAGCAAGGCGCTTTTGACTGCCTGTCCAGTGACCTAACTCATGGAATAATGTCGAGTAATACTCGTGGGAATAGGTGAACTTGTTGAGGTCTGGCATATAAACCTCATCGACTGAGGGCCTATAGAAAGCTGCGGCGTAACCATGATTGATCTTTGCCTGTGTCGCTTGAATCAGTGAATCAGCATGATCGAAACGCGGATTCTCATAAGTCGGAGTATCCTTGAAGCCTAATAGGCTTTCTGGACAATCCTCAATGTCAAAAGCATTAAACACATTAAAAAAGCGAGCGGAAAGATAACTAGAATCTAGATCAATCTCTCCCGTCTCCTCATCTTTTTTGCCGCGAGTCTTAAACCATCCAATAACAGGGGCCGACTTTGAACCCTTTTTAAGCCTTAAGCCTAGCTTATTGATCTGATTAAAAGTTAGCCAGTTATCCGATTCCCGACCACTTGTCGCTAGAATCAAAGCATTAATCCCAGTATAGGCTCGCTTTGACTCCCCATTTTTCTGACAGCCGATTGATCGACTTACCCATGGCTTTACCCAGGGATTATTCATAGATTCCAAGTCTTCGAGAATCTTAGAGGTTATAATTTCATACACGTTTTTCTTAACTTTCATTTCGCTGTTCTCCTTTGTTACTACTCAAGTCAACCCAGCAGAAAAGGCTAGGCTGATTGAATGGTAATTAAAGCCCATCAAGAATAAATTGCTCGACTCCGCCACTATAATTGCTCGCGACCATGCGAATAATCTCGCGTGGCGTATAAATTTCAGCGTCAAAATCCTCTTCACAGTCTGAAATCCAATTAATCATGTCCGCGATTATTTTCTGGTCATATTCATTGCTCATTTGTTGTTCTCCTTTTCTTAATTGTTTAAAGCTTGTTTAATAATTTCAATAACTTAACTTACTTGGTTTGAGCGGCGAGATTAGTTGATGACTTCAACTATCTTGCGCCGCGATATATGTAATCAATACTTTAATTGAGAGGGAATCTCATCAATTGGTGATTGATAGGGTTAGAAGATAAAATGTGGTGAAAATTGAGAGGATTGATAGGGAGAAAATTGTTGTCACCTCAAAAACCTCAAAAACCTCAAAAACCTCTATAATTCTTTTTTTTGTATTCTTTGTCATTATTGTTCTCCTTTGTAAGTTTTTCACCTTAATGATTTTCTATTTGTCAATCACTAAATTGCAATATTTCTACATTTTGCAAACGATTGTAGTCAAGCTTCTTTTATTTTCATTCAATTACCAACGCACATTGTCATGATATTTTATAAGTAGCTGTAATCATTACGCTTTCTTGTTCATTTAAGCTGCAATTAATTATATTGCCTATTTTTTGTGCATAATGTATCTATAAATAGTAAGATCGAAGTAGAAGAACCAAAAAATCGCAGCCCTACAATCAAAGCAAAACAAGCCCAGAAAAGCCCATATATATAGACAAAAGCCCATCAACGAATAAAAGCCGCATTAATTACTAACAATCTCTCGCCAACCTTTTCTTTTAAAAAGAGATCATGGCAATTGAGAATGATTATCAATAAGACCTAGATCTAAGTGATGACCATTATCAATAAGAGCAAGCAATAGATGATAGTCATTATCAGTAACAGGAAGTGATAAGTGATAGGCATTGTCAATTAGACAAGGCAATCAACTAGACTATTTAATGATATGAGAATCAATAGGTAAGACTTAAACAAGACATAGAGACATCATCTGTTACTTGATTGAATTGAGAGCTTGATTTGACATGGTTTGAAGGCTTGATTTGAGGGGGGGTAGGGGGTAGGGTATGGGGGAAATTCTGTGGATTTAGTCTATATCTCTTTGTTTTTTTCGTCTTCCCCCCTCCCCCAAAAAATCCCCAAAAAATCCCAAATTCCCAAATAACGCACCACCCCATAAAAACAAAAGCCCCATATTTCTATGAGGCCTCTGAGGGTGCGATAAGGTAGTTTGGAGAACAACAATATTGCGTGTCTATGATAACTGAATATACTTTAAATAGGAACCATAAATGGTAGAGGGAGAAAAAAATATATGAGTAAGAAATTAAGTAGTGAGGACATTTTGGATTCGGTGAAGGTTACTGTTTGTGGGCAGTATTATTCTAATGTGGGCCGTATAAAGCAGGTGACGGCCTATGAGGTGGAGGTGGATTTGCCTCGCAAGGCTATACCTTTTGCTTTGCAGTACATTCAGAGTAATTTGGTGAATCGTGCTTTGACTAAGCTAGACCCGACGTCTTTAGGTTTTAGGACTTGTGCGGTGGTTAGTCAGTTGCCTCAGGTTTCTGGGAATGTTTTGGAGGAGGAGCTTGGGGTGGAGATTGAGAGTGATTTTAGTGATGTGGTTGATATTGTCGATGAGTTTTCAGCGTTAGATGATATGGGTTTGGGTTCGAGTCGTTCGCGTGGACGGGTAAGGGTTAAGTAGTTATGAGTGAGGACATGGAGAACGACGAAGAGGTTATTGAGAGTAATTCTCAATTGAGTGAGGTTGAGCCTGACGGGTATTTGGCGAAGATGAATCGTCGGTTGGAGTTAAGGGCCTTGCGTTTTAAGAATGAGAATTGGATGCGGGTGTTTGGGAAGTATTATAGTTCTCAGGGGGATTATATAGGGCCTAAAAATCGTGAGGCGGGGATACTTAATATTTTGCCGCGCGGTCCTGGGGAAGATCCTTTTGTTAACAATCGCAGTACGGGTCGCAAGGGTCGATCGTTTAAGACTGTGTTTAACGAGTTGCTTGAGGCAGTACCTACTGAGGGTGAGCTTGATGCGGTGCCTGTGTACTTAAGGGATAGGTTGTCGGAGCAGTTGGGGCGCGAGGTAACTCGGCGTGATTTGCTTGGGATTAGGCTTATGCAGCGGGCGATTTTGGATGCTGATGTTTCGGCGTTTAATGCTATTGCGGATCGGGTTGAGGGTAAGCCGATTCAGGTGACTAAGAATGAGAATCGCAATATGAATTATACGGACTTTCTTGATGCTAAGGTAAGGGAGAGTGAGCCTGATGAGGCGGCGCTCCTGGACTCGACTGAGGATGAGGAAAGCAATTGATATTGGTTCTTAATTGAGCATAGAATGTTACATGATGGATAGTCACGAGTTAAGCCGAGTTATTGAATCGGAAAGAGAATGGCGAACTTATATGCTCACTAAGATTGAGGGTATGAGTAAGAAGATAGACGACATTGATCGCGAGTTATCGACGTTTAAGGTGCGTGTGTTTGCTTTGGCCTCTGTGTTTGGTTCGGGTGCGGGTTTAAGTGCTGATTATATTATGAAGATCCTTAAGGGGGGTTAATGATGGGTGGATTTCTTTTTTCTTTGTTGATGATGTTTTCGGTTGCTTCTTTTGCTACGAGTTCTCCGTACACAAGTGAGATGAATACTCGCTTTAACGCGATTGAAGATCTTTATGATTCTCCCTCTACTGACGGTTTGCAGTTTAAGCGTGTGGCTCGTGCGACTTTTGATTGCACAGCGGGTTGTGCGGCGGGTGCTTATGATTTGGCTGTGAATCTTCCTGCCAACGCTCTTGTGACTCAAGTTTACTTTCAGATCATTACTCAGTTTGTTGATGCGGGTTCAGGTACAGTGGCTCTTTCTTGTGAGGACGCTGGCAATCTTTATGCTGCCGCTGACGTAACAGGTCTTGCTGTGGGTGCTACGACGACTGGTATTGCTATTGGAACGGCTGGAACAATGATTGATGGGATTGCGGCGACTTGTCCGATTACAGCGACTGTGGCGACCGCTACTCAATCGGCTGGTGTAATGAATATCTTTGTTGAATACGTTGTTATTGATTAATTCTAGGGGGATTTATGGCTGACGTTTGGGGCTCTAATGATTGGGCGGTGATTACTCCCGCCGACGACACTGCTATTGCTATTGATGCTAACGCTCTCTTCTGTGGGAGCGATGGCGACTTGATTGTTAAGAAGGTTTCTGGCGGAACGGACATTACTATTCCGGTCCTGGCGGGCGCTCTGCTTCCGATCAAGGTTTTCTCTGTTGAGACGGGCTCTACTACGACTCCGATTATTGGCATTCGATGAGTCGCAAGGCTTATGCTGACTGTAGGGTGACTTTGGGCTTTGGGATTCCCGCAGCCATTGTTCGCCCTCCTTTGGTGACTATTTATGACGAGACAACGAGTTCTGCCACTTTTGGAGTGAGCACCTCTTTGCGCCGTCAGGCTCAGACTTTTACTGCGACACAAGACTCGTCTGGAGTTAGGGTTTCGGCCTCTATGTTTGTCTCGACACTGCAAACTGGAATTTATAATTTTGAGCTTTGGACTACGACGGCTGGAGCACCAACGACTTTGGTATATACTGCGGCACAAGACATTTCTTTGTTAACAACGACCAACCCTCTCCCGACGCGAAATGTGGTTGCGGATCTTCCGTACACTTTGGTCAACGGTGGAGTTTACGCTGTTGTTCTATCTTATTTGGGCGCTAATGCTAGCATTGCTGTGCAAACAAGAAATACTTCGGCGAGCACCTATGCTGGCGGGGCCCGCTACTTTTCTGCCTCGGGAAACGCTCCTTTTACGGGGCCGATTGCTAATGACGCTTCTTGGTTAATAGAAATTGGCGCGGTCTAGGTTGTGGAGTTCACAGCCGACCGCTCTATTCGCAAAAGCATTGTAAATAACTCTGCCTTCTTCGTGCGCTTTGAGGTGCGCGGAGAAGATGTGTGGCTTGTTTGGGGGTCTCCCCATGTATCACGGGTCTCTGAGTCTTTAATTCGTCTTGAGACCTTGAAGTCTATCAGGGACTGGCTTTATATTTATCTCGATCATCGTTAATGAAGGAGACTTGTGTCTTTAGATTCTAAACGTGCAGCGATTCACGAAAAGCTGACCTTTGACTTGCCTTACTTTGCGCGTGAAGCGCCGCTATTGATTAAGAATAAAGATGGGGGTCTTGTGGCCCTTAATCTCAACAATGCTCAAAAACTTGTGCATGACCATTTGGAGGCCCAGCTTCGCTCGCGTGGTTTTGTTCGCGCTCTTATTCTGAAGGGTCGGCAGCAAGGGGTTTCTACTTACGTTAACGCTCGCTTTTATCATAAGGCTCGTCGCGGGGGGATTAATGCTTTTATCCTCTCGCACGAGGCCTCTACTACAGATAAGTTGTTTAAAATGGTGCGCAGGTTTCATGAGAATGTGCATCCGTCTCTGCGTCCTGAGACTTCAAACTCTTCGCGCAAAGAACTTGTGTTTAATAAGATTGAGTCTGAGTATTTTATTGGTACTGCGGGGAACCCTGATGTTGGGCGCGGTGGTACTTTGCAGTTGTTTCATGGATCTGAGGCGCACTTTTGGGCCAACACCGATGAGATTGAATCAGGCGTTATGGAGTCGGTACCTCCTTCAAAAGGTGAGATTATTCTCGAGTCTACCGCCAATGGAATGACTGGAATGTTTTACGAGAAGTGTATGACAGCTCTTGAGGGTAGAGGGGATTATGAACTAATCTTTGTCCCTTGGTTTTTACAGGCTGAGTATCGCAGACCTCTGCCTGAGGGCTTTGAATTAACTGATGCTGAGATTGAGCTTAAGGGTCTTTATAAGCTTGATGATGAGCAGATCTGTTGGCGCAGGTTTAAGATTGATAATGCTCGTAATGGTTTAAAGCAATTTCAGCAAGAGTATCCCTGTAATGTTATGGAGGCCTTTCAGACCTCTTCTCGCGGGTTGATTGACCCCGAGTGGGTTATGAGGGCGAGAAAGTCTCGAATTAAAGATGCTCACGCTCCTTTAGTGTTTGGTGTTGATCCCGCTCGCAGTGGAGGGGATAAGACGACCATTTGTTTTCGGCGTGGGCGTGAGGTTCCGGTCATGATGAGTTTTGATGACATGGATGAAATGCGGCTTGCGGGCATCTTGGGGAAATTGATTGATAAGTATAAGCCCGTTAAGTGTTTTGTGGATGTGGCCTATGGGCATGGCACGATTGATCGGTTAAAGGAGCTTGGATATTCTGGCATTGTGGATGGCATTCATTTTGGTATGAAGGCTGATATGCAGGACGTTTATATGAATAAGAGAGCGGAGATGTGGTGTGAATTAAGGGATTGGTTAAAGGCGGGGGACGTTGGGATTGTAGACGACGAGATTCTCCACTCAGATCTCACTATCATGCCTGATTTTATTACTACGTCAAACGGGAAGATAAGACTTGTTGGTAAAGATGAGATTAGAAAAGAATTTAAGAGATCGCCCGACAGGGGAGATGCTTTGGCCCTAACTTTTGCTATGCCGATTCGCAGAGACGCATTTGACGGTGGACGAGAGATAAAACGAAAGTCGAGTGATCTAGTTAAAAGACCAAGCAAGAAACAAGAAAAAGTTATCTTTCGCTTTTAAGTGTGCTAGCATTTAAGCACGTTATACTGGGGGGACTATGGGATTTTTCGATGGGTTTGTTGACACGTTTAAGAAGACAGGACAGCAAGTTATTGATTTCACCGTGGCGGCCCCTAAGTTTGTAAACGACGTTACTTTTAAGGGTAAGGGCGCAAAAAGAGCGTCCGAGTCTCTTGTCCATGATCTTACTTTTGGATTTGCAAATCCCAACATGGGCATTGGATTTAATCCCCAGTCTCTAGCTCGCCCCAGAAATAGTCCTGCGGCGACTGCCGAAAAAGAACTTATTGATGAAAAAGAAGCTCAGAGGATGCGAGCCTATATGTTTCGCTCTATGGCGAACCCTACGGGGGCGCGTGGGCTTCCAATCTCTGCTAGCAATCAAATGGGCCTTATTGGCTCGATGAGACCCTTGAGCGCCTTTCCTGTCGGTAGTGCGCCAAGCAACAAGATGAGTGCTGCTAAGCCTGGCGGGAGTGCTAGTGGTGGCTCTTTTAGTGTTTTTAGAAATAATATGCGTTAAGGGGAATCAATGAGTGATGTAGAAAGATGGCTTCAGCGCCATGCCAAAGTTAAGAGCCAAAAGTCCACATGGAATATTCTTTGGCAATACTGCGGAGAGTACATTCATACTAAAAAAGTTGATTTTACCGAGATCAATTATGACGGTCAGTTTCTGCATCGCGACCTATACGACTCTACAGCTCCAAAGGCTAATCGCCGAATGGCAGCTTCTCTTCTTGGCCTTCTGTGGCTTGGAGCAAAGAGATCCGTAAGGATTAAGCCTGTTCGCGAGCTTGAGGGTCGCGGTGGGGTAAAAGATTATTTCGACTACATTACAAATCAAGTTACGACCGCAATGGATGACCCTAAGGCTGGGTTAACTTTGGCTCTTGAGGAGTACATGAATGACCAAGGTGCCTTTGGTACTTCCGGCATTGGTGTGTTTGACGGGGAAGATCTCTCTGATCTTACGTTTTCTGCCTGGGGGATTGATGAAATCTCCATTGAAGAGGGGCGCGGCGGATACGTTCGTACTATTTATCGTGAGTTTCAGATCTCTATTCTTCAGGCCGTTGAGGATTATGGACTAGAGAATGTTTCCGAAGGCACTCGTAAAAAGTATGAAGAGGGCAACACGACCGAGAGAATTAAGTTCCTCCATGTGATTGCTCCGCGTACAAAAAAAGAGCTTGGTGCTAAGGGTAACAAGGCCATGAACTTTCTCTCTAAAACGATTGAAATTCAGGCCAAACAACTTGTTCGCGACTCTGGCTATGATGAGATGCCTGTGGCTATTGCCAGATTCTTTAAGCGTCGTAACGAAGTCTATGGGCGCAGTCCTGGTATGGACGCTATGCCTGACATATTAGAGCTTAATCAAACCAAGAAGGCCAGAATCACGGCTATCGAGAAGAGCCTAGATCCCCCACTTGGGGTCTATGACGACTCTGTTTTAGGGAATGAGGAGATTGATACTTCTGCGGGCGGGATTAATGTTTTTGCGTCTTCTGGGCGCATTGCTAATCGCGATCCGATTTTTCCGCTGTTTACAGTTGAGACAATTAGAGAGGTCGATAAGTCGGTTGAGGATTTAGTTAAGAGTATCAATGAGCACTTTAACATTGATCGTTTGCTTGATTTTAATAATCAAACGGCCATGACTTTAGGAGAGGCGAACTTAAGAAACAAGATTCGTTCTGAAGCATTGACCTCTCTTTTTTCTCGCCAAATTGCTGAACTGTTTACACCGATTGTTGAGCGTTCTGTTTCCATTCTCTTTAGAAAGGGAAGGCTTGGAGTTATTCGTGGATCCAAAGAGGACTTTGAATTAACGTCTAAGGGAGAAATCCCTGAGATTATTCCTAAGTTTATTGAGGAATATATTCTCTCTGGCAAAGAGTTTTACGAAGTTGAGTATTTGACTCCGGCAGCTCGTATGATGCAGACTTTTGAAGCCGAGGGTGTAATGAGAGCGTGGGAGTTTGCGGGCATGGTTGCTCAGTTTAATCCCGATGTTCTTGATGGCCTTGATGCTGATGAGTCTCTTAAGGTTGTTGGCTATGCTATGGGAGCGCCGAGTTCTGTGTTTAAGAGTGAAGAGCTTATGGCTCAAATTCGCGCAGCAAAACAACAGGCCGCTCAAAGCCAAATGGCTAGAGAAGAAGTTGGTGCCGACAACGAGATTATTCGTCAGATTGGTGCTACTGAGGAGCAGGTTAATCTTGCGGCTCTCGCCAAACAAGAAGCTGAAGCCGCTGAGGCCGAAGCTCCGGCTGTTTTTTAAAATAGAGAGGAAATTTTAGATGCAAGATCCAGCTATGGCGGCTATTGAAAAGCAGCGCCAAAAAGCCGACGTAATGCAAAAAAGAAAGTCTGAAGAGGCTCGCTCTCAGAAGGCAGCTTGTGAGTGTTTTGCTACTGAGTCAGGGCAAAGAGTATTACTTTGGCTCATGAAGGAGTGCGGCTTTCTTGAGCCGTCCTGTGTGCTCAGTCCAACGACATTAGAGATTAACAAGGAATCGACAGTTTATAACGAGGCGAAGCGTGACGTTTATTTGAGACTGCGTAAGCTATTGAGATCAAGGCCTGATGTTTTGGCTAATGTTGAGATTAATCAATTAAAAGGGGAGACTGAATAATGGACGTTAATACACCGGACAACAACAATCAAAGTGCAAGTGTGCCAATGGGCGGAATCATTAAAGGGGAAGCATCTGCTCCTGACTTTAAGAGCATGATTCCTGAGACCTATAGAGACAAAGAGTATTTAAAGAACATTGATTCTTTTGATGGTTTGTTTCAGCAATTTGACAATGCACAGTCTTTGATTGGCAGAAAGACGGTTGGGGTTCCAAGCGAGACATCACCCAAAGAAGAGTGGGAGTCTTTTTATAACAAAATGGGCCGCCCTGAGAGCTACGACAAGTATGAGTTTGAGAAGATTCAAGATGCTCCGGAGAACTTTACTCGTCCGCCAGAAAAGGAAGAGGTTTTAAAGAAGACCTTTCATGAGCTTGGGTTAACTGCGCAGCAAGCAAAGGAGCTTTTAAAACGCTCTGATATGTATGAGATTGAGGCCTATAAAGAGCATCAAAAAATGGTTGAGGCGGAAACAGCAAAGGCTAATGCTGAATTTGCCCAGCAGCTCGATAGCCTTTTTGGCGCAAAGAAGTCTGAGAAGGTTGAGCTTACAAATCAGCTTTTACAGAAGTACACTCCTGAGGGCTTAAAGGGTCACTTAACCGCCATTGATGATAAGACCATGCTGGTTTTGGCTAGTGTTTTAACCAGGCTTCACGACAGCGAAGTTAGAGAGGACAATGGCTTTAATCGCGGTGAGCCCACTCCGGCAAAAGACTCCAATGCTCTTCAAGAAGAGGCTCGTCGCCTAATGATGAGTTCTGAGTTTAAGGACTGGCAACACCCTAACCACAGCAACACCAAGGCAAAGGTTCAAAGCCTTTACCAACAGATCAACTTACTTAAGTCTCGAAAGTAATCTTTCTAATTGACAATAATTCTCAATTGGCTATCCTATTGGCATGATAGGGTAGCTTGAGCGTCCGCTTTTAGTCCTGTTCATAATCTTCGATTCGATTGTCCACTCTTGGTAAAAGTAGTGGGGAGCAAGGCCGAACAATTTAGTTTTGTAAACCACAACAATTTAACCATTAAGAGGTATTAAAATGGGACAAAGTGTAGATAACGCATTAGTTACCCAGTTTTCAGATATGGTCCACATTGAGGCTCAACAGACGCAAGCTCGTTTGAAGCCTTATATTAAATGGAAGCCCATGACTGGCGACAACTGGGCATATGATTCTTTGGGAACTGTTGAATCAGTTGAGGCTTCTGGCCGCAATGTTCCTGTTGTTTTTTCTGACATTCAACACTCAAGACGTAAGATTGAGCGTCAGCGTTTTTACGTTGCTCTTCCTATCGACGGTTTTGATAAGCTGGGAATGCTTATTGATCCTAACGAAGAGTACGCAAAAGCTGTTGTTAACGGTATGATGAGACGCATTGACCGCGTTATCGTTGCTGCCGCTACTGCTTCTGTAAAAACTGGCCGTGATTTCTCAACAACAATTTCCGCTACTACTGACGGAGTTTTGGCTGTTGACGCTACTGCTGGCGTAACTTACGAGAAACTTCTTGAGGTTAACCGCAACTTTACAGACAACGAAGTCGGTAACGACATTCCTGTAAAAAAGCTTCTTACTATTACAGGTAAAGAAGAAGAGGCTCTCATGAAAGAAACTGAGTTAACCTCAGGTGATTTCAGCCGTCAATTTGCTGTTGAGAGAGGCGAGCTTGTAAGAGCTGCTGGTCTTGACCTTATTAAATACGGCGCGAGCGCAACAAGTCCTATTCTTGCCCTTAACGGAGCAGGAACACAGCGCACTTGTTTGGCTATCGCAGAGGGTGGAATCTGTGTTGGTGTTTCTAAAGATCTTGAATTAAAGATCCAAGAGCGTCCCGACATGGTTGATACTTATCAGGTCATTGCCTACTTTTATCTTGGTGCGGTTCGTACTGAAGGTAAGTTGGTTCAAACATTTACAACCACTGTATAAGGAAGGTGAGTCATGGCTGTAGAAGATAAATATATAAATGCTGATGTGGTCGCTGGCAAACTTGCCAATGCGGCCCTTAGCGGAGAAGGTAATAAACTCGTTTGTATGACTGAGACATTTGAAGTCGCTGCGGCTGATTCAGATGCTTCTGTTTACCGCGTGTTTAAGAATGTTAACGCAAACCTTATTCCAGTAAAGATTGAGATCTATAACGACGCAATCACCGCTGGCTCAGATTACGACCTCGGGTTTTATCAGACAAACCTTGGCGCCGTTGTTGATGCCGACAAACTGGCTGATGGACTTGATATGTCAACTGGCGCGACTCGTGCGTACAGTTCACTTAAGAACGGTCTTATCACTGTTGGTATTGACGAAGTTGAGGAGAGAATTTTTGAACTTGCAGGTCACACTGCGACTACAAAACTTCCTGGCTACGACATTGCGTTTACTGCCAACACTGTTGGTTCTGGCGCTGGCACAATTACTATTGTTGCTTGGTTTGTTCAGGGATAGAACTTTCTGGGTGTAATAGTTAGGGGTCCTCGGCAACGGGGGCCCCTTTTGTTTAAAAGGGAGATGTTGTGGCTAAACCTACGAACGAAACAGAGATTTGCAACCTTGCTTTGGACCATTTGAATCAAGCGCCGATAGTATCTATAACGGCCCCTAACCTTCAAAGGATCGAGAGCATTTGTGCTAGATGGTACGATGTTTCGCGCAGATCTTGTTTGAGAATGCACACATGGAATGAGTCACAGAAAAGGGTCTCTTTGGCGGCCCTTTCCACGACTCCAGAGTTTGAATACTCTCACGAGTATCAGCTTCCGCCCGACTATATTCGACTCACAATGATTGGACCTTGCAATGAAATTAAGGACTATGCAATTGATGGGACAAAGCTTCTTTGCCGAGAGGGAGGCCCCCTCGACTTTCGCTATGTTTTTGATAACGATGTTGTTGAGACTTTCTCTCCTCTATTCGTTGACCTTCTTGCTTTGGAGCTTGCTCTTAACCTAGCTTATCCGATCACGGCGAACATTAATAACGTGCAGAGAATTAAAGCTATGCGTGACGAGAAGCGCGGTGAGGCCTTCTCTGTGGACGGCCAAGAGCGCCCGCCTAGAAGAGTGGAGAGATCTAACTTTATCCGCGCTAGGCGACGCATTGGGAGCTATGGCAGTCCCTACTTGGAGGATTAATTGGCTCGCGTAAATGGACAGATTAAAAGCTTCTCTTCGGGAGAGATTTCCCCGCGCCTTAGAGGTCGCGTTGACGTTGAGAGTATCTATAATGGCTGTGAGGTTCAAAAGAACTTTGTAAGTCAGCCCCAGGGGCCAGCTTCTTTTCGCACTGGATTTCAAAAGATTTGCACGACTCCTAATAATTTATGGGGAAGACTTGTTCCTTTTGTTTTTGATGAAGACGACTCTTATGTTCTTGAGTTCACGGCGGGAAGAATTAGAGCAATTAGAGACAATGCGTTAGTTAACTTTGTCACTGATGCGCCTGTTATGGCTGTTGAAAAGGGTGTGGACACATACATTATCCATATCAATTCAACTGCCTCGGCTACAACATTCAACACTACAGCTACTGTTACTTTCTCTGGGATTACTGCTTCTGGATATGAAGCTCTTAATGGCCGAAGCTGGATTGCTACAGCCGTTGGGGTCTCAACATTTAACGCCGCCTATATTCAGGTGACTATTGATTATGACGGAAACACTGTCGAGGCTGCCGCCGCAGCCACGGGTTTTGCTAATTCCAACATGGCTTTTGCTACAACCTTTACAGAAGACCATATAAAAAAACTTCAGTTCGCCCAATTCTACGACACTGTTTTTATTGCCTCTGGCGTTGAAACGGTAAAACAACTTGTGCGCGGGACAACACCTGCGGCATGGGCCTATTCTGCGACAACATTTACGGGCACAACCTTTAGTGCTACCGATGAATGGCCCTCAGCCATTTGTATTCACGAGAACAGGCTTTATTTGGCCAACACGGTAAGCACGAATGTTACGGCAACAGGAACTGGCGGGCCCACAACATTCTGGGCATCCGAACCTTTTGTTTACACTAATTTTACCCTAGGGACAGCGGCGGACTCGCCATTTTCTTTTGGGGTTGGATCTTCGCAAGAAATTGTCTGGATGTTTTCAGCCCAGGACTTTTTAGTTATTCAAACCCTTGGAGGCTGTCACAAGGTTTTTGGTTCTGATCGCCAGGTTGGGATAAACGTAACGAATGTTAACGTGCGCGAAGTTCACTCTATTGGGACCATTGAAGACTACACTCCTTTAAGAAAAAATGATGATTTGTTTTTCTTAGATAAAACAGGGCAAAAGCTTTATCGCCTAGACTATGATTTTAACAAGGACAGATATGTTCCTGATGAATTAACTAAGGCCGCCGAACACATTACTAGAGACGGTCTTAAGGGTATTACTTATCAAAATGGTAAAGACGGAATTATTTGGGCGGTCAAAGAAGATGGTCAATTGCTTGGCTTTACTTATGACATTTCGGCCAACGCTTTTGCTTGGCACAGGCATTCTATTGGTAAAGACAGCCTTGAAAAAGCCACGGTTCTTTCGGCGATAGCATTACCCCTTGTGCCTGAGTTCAATGCGTCACAAGACCCGCTCTACATTATGGTTAATCGCAAAACTCGCTCTGATATTTTGGACACAGGAATAACAACCGTTGAATTGCAAGCGCCTTTACAAGAGTACGCTCGCGAAGAGTTGTTTTTAACGGGAGAGGATACCTACGCCTCGGAGCAAGAGCAATTTTTTGGTGACTCTTTTGAGCGCCAACTAAGGTCAATTCACCTTGACCGCTTTGTGTTTCTTAGCGGCGAGTTTGGTGCGCCTTCAATTGTTATGGCTACAACGAGCGGGACTGGCGTTGCCTGTACGGTGCAAACTGGAGTTAATTTTCGTGAATTTACCTCTGCCGACATTGGAAGACTTTTAATTGGAAAAGTGGGCGGACAGACTGGGGCAATAACCTCTCTTCTTAATTACACAGAAAGAAACCCAGGTCTTGCCGTCATTACTGCCGTGGCAAGTCCCACCTCAATTACGGTTGATATTTTGGAGCCATTTTTAAACAGAACCTTGCTCGGCGATCTTTATGAAAGCTATGGTGGTTTTAGGCAAGGGGCAGACTATTATGTCCAGTTTCAAACAGGCGAGACTGTACAGGTTGACGGAGAGCTTGAGGGAAAAACTGTTGCGGTCTATTGTGACGGAGCTTTTGAAGAGTATCAAGTAATAACAAATTATACCTTTACCTTTCCGGTCGATTGTCGAGTTGCCATATACGGCTACGAATATCAGGGGATTTTAAAGACGGTGAACCTTGCGGGCGGTGGAACCATTGGCCCTTCTGAAACAAAAACTAAGGGTGTGGTTAAGGCTGGAGTCCAGTTTATAGATACTCTCGGGGCAAAGGTTGGTTCTGACCTCTATCGCATGGAGACTGTCTATTTTAGAGAATCAAATGCCCTGACCGACTTTCAGACTCCTTTATTTACGGGAGAAAAAATAGTTCACTTTGAAGATAACTGGCTTACTGAAAAACATATTTATGTTGTTCAAGACAAGGGATACCCTTGTACGGTTCAAATGATTGTACCTTACATGGAGACGAGCAATGACTAAGGGGTTTATATGAGTGCTGGCGCAGGAATGTTATTTTCGACGTTTATGGGTTTTGCTACAAATATGATGGCTAGGGAAGCAGAATCAAAGATCGAGATGAAAAATGCCGAACAGGCTCGGCAGTTTGCCGAAGAGTCTGCCGCAGCAAAGCTTGAGGATGTTGATTCTCTTTATTCCGAACAGGTCGCTCGTTATGCCAAGGCTGGAGTCTATGCTTTTAGCGGCTCCCCAATGATGATTCTCAGCGAAACTCTTGAAAAGGGCATTGCCGATGCGCGAAAGATTAAAGAGCGCGGCTACCAGGAAGCTAAAATCATGGACGAAACAAGAAGAGCTAGGTCACAATCAAATCTGATAAACGCTTTTGCTGGCGGAATAGAGGGCGGGGCCAAGGCCTATGCTATGAGTGAAAGCTCTCGGATGGAAAGAACTGGCGTAGGCAACGTAGAATAGGGGATTAAGTGGGAAACATACCAGAGTACAGAAGAGATCCTATTCAGCGCCCTCCAACGGACACTAGCGGGACGGCAAGGGGTGATGTGGCGAGAGCCTTCGGTAATCTCGGGCAAGCCGCTGGCGGGGTGTATGAGACGATGGTTAAGGTTGAGGACGCTAGAGCCGAACTTGACCAAAGAAACTGGCTCAATAAAGCGACCCCCGTTTTTGAAAAAGAAGTTCAGGCCATTCGCGACAATCACGAGAGAGAGTTTAAAGACAGTCCTGTGGATCGCCAGGACTATTTAAACCACGACCTCGAACGCCTTAATGCAAAATATCTAAAAGAAGCTAACGGGCCTCTAGCTCGAAAGGTTTTTGGCGACACGGCTCAGAAATATTTTCAAAATGTTCTTAGCCAAAATAGACGGTGGGCAGAGAATCAAAACCTAGAAAATGTAGCGACATCAAGCAAGAAGGGTTTGGGGAAACTTACGGGCGACGTTTATCGTCTTCCTATTGCTAAGGCGTCCGTAAAGATGGTTGACGGCAAACCTGAGTATATTAATGGTTTTCCCGTTATGGTTGAGACAGAAAGCGCGGAGACCATTGGTCCTCGCCTTGATGCCATGCTTGAAATCGCCGACAAAGAGGCCGAGCCAATTTTTCATGCGCTTACACTTACGCTTAACCCTCAGGCTCGAGAAGCCATGATGGGTGACTTTAAGAAACAAAAAGTCATGATGGGCTTTAAGCGCATTATTGACGAGGCGTCTAGTCAGCCCGAGGGCCCGAGACCAGAACTTTTGAATGTGGCCCGAAAGTTGTTAGAGACTAAAAAATATGACGAGGTGCTTGGCCCTGAGGGTGTTTCTGATCTACAGGACGCGCTTAAATATCGCTATTCAAAACTAAGAAAGCGCAAAGAGGCTGTTGATAAAAACTATGAAGACCTTAGGTTTAAAAACCCATGGAAGTTTTTTGAAAAAACCGGAGTTGAAATTCCAGATCTTGATTTACAAAACCTTAATCCGGTGGCCGTTGAAGAGCGCATGGAGCTGCTTGATGCTACCAACAAAAAGCTCGGGACCAACGCTCTCCCACTCAATAGTCGTGAAATGGATTATATGACCAAGGTCTTTCCGGCCAAGCCTTTTGAGGAACAAGAGACTTTTTTTGAAAACGCCAAAAACATACCGGAAGAAGACTATTATAAAATGGCGCGACAAATTTCGGAAAAGGTTCCCGTCTATGGGGGCATATTTTCGTTAATGAGACAGGGCGGAGAATATAGCAAAGAAAGAGCAAAAGATCTTTACGAGGGGATTAATCTTTTAAAGAAAAATCCTATTACAAAAAAACCTTTGGTTGAAATCCCCATGGCCGAGGCGAGGACAGTTTTTAACGCTTCGGTCGGTAAAATGATTAAAAACCCTGAGTTAAGAAAAACTGTTGAGCAAGCCTATATCGCTACGCTTGCAAAAAAGAAAGATTCGGCAGGGGCCAACTTAAGTGCTAAAGACGAGAAGCGAATTATGGTTGACTCAATTAGCTCTCTCGTTGGGACGCCAGTTGTTGTTGGAAAAACAAAAATATTTTCTTATCAAAGGGATGACGGAAGCTTTGCTTCTGGACAAGAAACCAGAGACCTTTGGAGTGCTGTTACCTTAACTAAGGTTAAGAGCACACACGGGGACGTTCCCCGCCTTCCCGATCTCAGCGGACAACCTGGAAAAGCTTTTGATATTGCTGCGGGAAAAGATCGAATTGATCTTACTGCTGTAGGCCAAAACAGATACACAATGAGCTTTAAGGATCAAAGGCTTTTAGCCAAAGATGGCAAGCCTTTTGTCTTTGATTTTGGGTTGTTTTCCTCTGGTTTTAAGCAGGGCGGAAAGTGGAGCGAAAAGACTGACAAAAGCAAAAGTTTCTATCAAAAATATTTATATCCCATCGACAATCTTCTGCCAGATATGCCTTTCGACGGGGCACTTGGCCGCCCTGATTCGGACGAACAATGAGTCTTTTGAACTTAGGTGAACAGGATCTAGGGAGAGAGCCTAACGCGGAGCCCATTCAGGCTTATGACGAGTCGGATCTGTTTTCAGCGTCTAAGCTTTATACGGAAAAGGTTGTTGTAACTGGGGCCGAACGGCGGGCTATTGAAAACTTAACTTATGAGAGAAATCGCCGCTTTGAAAAGCTTTCTGGCGTTTTCCCAGAGAAGGCGGCGTCCGAAGACCCCGAGTTTGCACAAGAGGCCGAAGAGCTAAGGCTCTCGGGAGAGATTAGCATTGATGGCCCTATGGTTATTGGTGAGATTAGTGAGAAAATGTTTGACCTGCAAAACAGATATATCGAAAGAGAAATCGGCAGGAATCCAGAAAAATACAAAGACGTTTTAAGCTCCGAACAAATAAAACAGCGAGTTTTAAAGGAAGCCAAGGCCGCTTATGATAACTATGTAGAGGTCCAGCGCGGGGCTCCCGAAACATGGACGGCGCTGGCTTACGATATTGGCGGGACCATCCCTGGACAGGCCACAGATATTGTTAACTTGGCAACGAGTGCTGCGGCTATGGTTTTTGGCGGATCAACTACAGTTCTTAAGTCTGCGGCAAGGGGCGCTGTAGAAGGGGCTGTTTCTGAGTCTGTTCAGCAATATCTTGGAATGGATTTTCAAGAGCGGGCGGGTATTCCAGAGGTAGCCTTTAAGGATCGGCTCAAACAAGTGGTTGGCGCGGGAACTATCGGAGCTGGTTTTGAGGCTGGAGAAAAAATTATTGGTAAAGCTTGGAATAGAATTTTTGGCAAAGCTAAGGGGGCAGCTCCCGCGCCCACGCCAAAGCCAATCGAAAAACCAATTGAGGGCACAGATTCAGGGGCGCCCGTAGCGGCAAAAACTCCAGAGAAGCCTGTAGCGCCCACAAAAATAAAATTAGATACAGAGGAAATAGAGGTGGCACCTCTGGACGACAATTCTCCGCTTGCGCCTCAACCTAGATTTGAAGATTCGGCGGGATACGATAAGCTTGCCGACATTGCTCGTATCCAGGGAAAATTTGAAGAGTCTGCTGTTCTTAGGGTAAATGCTGACAAAGAAGCCGCTGACGCTATAGATCTTTCTAAATATTTCCCAGACTATGATCCAAACATACATAAGCTTGCGATTAAAGAGGTTGATGATGCCATAATAAATGGCCGTCCCGTTGACTCCACAAAGCTTAGGGTTGACCCCAATCTTGTGCGGGCTCTTCCCGATGACTTTGGTGACGAGCTTTTGACCCCGCACATGGCGAGAATGAAGGCTCTTTCTCTCATCTTAAGGGAGTCGGGAGAGGGTGTTGCCGATCAGATTGCTCCGCCCAAAGGATCAGCCCTTGGGGGTCCACAGGCCGCATCAAGCCAAACCAGACCCCTTGTTGATGGCCCGCTCGATCTCGACAAAAAAATTGATTACGTTGCAAAGCAAAGGGGCGAAGAGGGCCTTTCGTTTAACACTGGCCGTTATGACCAAGAGCTTGCTGATTTTGATGAGGTTGCGAAAGAATTGGGTGAAGATTTTATCTTGTCTGATTTTTCAGAAAACGGCGTTAGCATTTCTGACCTAAGAAAAAACTTTAAGTCCGAAAGAGATTTTAAAGAGGCACTCACTGTTTGCGGGGTTAGAGTATGAGTTTTATAGATTGCCTTGTAGAACAGGCTGAAAAAGGCTTAGTTAGCAAATCAAAAATTAAGGAGCTTGAAAAAGAGCGAGCCCAACTTATAGAAAAGTTTGTAAAAAACGGCAACACACAAGAGGGAGCCGCGTCTGCCGCCGAAAAAATAATTTCTGTTAAAGCCCAGATCGCGTATCAGAGAGCTTTAAATGATATTCGCCAGGTTAAAAAACTAAAAGATATTAAAAACACATACAACAAAATCAATGGCCCCGCTTCTTACAAGGTTGGAGAAGTTTTACAAAGAATAAGTGACAAAGTTGAGGCCGTTGAGAACGAGACTTTTGTAAAGTTCAACAAGATATTTGACATGATTTCGCCAAGGTTTTCTTTTTTGGTGCGCAATCATTATGACTTTAATAAAGCTGTTATCAAGGTTATCGACCAAGAGGCTGACGACGAAGCGTCTAATGCTATTTCTGGGGCCTTACAATATCTTCTTTCTCGCTACCGTCAGGCTGGCGGAATCATCGGCGAGATAAAGGGTTTTTTCCCGACAAGACATAGGAGAGAAAGGATTGTTCCGAGTGGAGCTTTTCTTGGTCGAGCGGTATCTCCCGAGGAAAGACTCGCGGCGAAAGATGAATGGTCTAATTTTTTATTTAACAGCCTAGACGTTGAGGGAATGATCGACGGCGATACGGGAATGCCATTTGATCCCGATAAGCTAATGAAAGTTATTCGTCAGAACTTTGATGACATTGATAGCGATAACTATTTTGCAAAGACTATTGATGAGGGGTCGGCAAAGGTTGTCGTTTCTGGCAAGCGGGGCGACATCGAGCTAAAGCGAACCCACGCTAGATTTTATAAGTTTAAAAGCGGTCAAGCGTGGATGGACTATAATAACAAGTATGGGGATGGAGAGAAAGGAACAATTGATCTTTTTCTCACCCACGCTAAATCTCTTTCAAAAGACATCGCTATCATGGAGGGGCTGGGACCCAGGCCTAAAATCGGCGCTCAATACCTTATAAACGACCTTGGTGTTAAAGACGGAATGCCGCCTTATCTTGCCACGTTTAATAAAAATCTTTTTTCAATGCTCATGTCTAGTGGGAGTGTTTCAGAAAAAGATATGTCTGGTATTCCATGGAAAATTTATTCTGGGACCAGCGGCTTACAGCGGGCGGCGCTTCTTGGAGGAACACTATTATCCTCAGTTTCTGACCTAGTTTTTTCTGCAAACACAGCTCGGCTTAATGGTCTTTCTGCCACCCGTACTATGGTTAATCATTTGGCTATTTTTGCTGGATCGGCTCCCCTTACTGGGCTCGACAAGTCTTTGGCTCGTGCGGCTGGTTTTACTGCGGACATTGTTAACGGCGCGACCATGGCTGACGCTAGGTTTTCTGGCGACATAACTAAAATTGGCGGAAGCGTAAATCATCTTTTCGGACTAATTAATACGTTTTCTGGGTTAGCACTTTGGACAAGATCAACAAAGCTTGCGGTCACTGTTGAGGGGCTGTCTTCGGTGGCAAGGTATTCGCGCTCAAGCTGGACTGATTTGCCAAAAATGATGAGAGAGTCTTTGTCTCAATATGGAATGACCAAGGAGACATGGGAGTCTGCGTTTTTAAACGACTCAAAGTTTATCGGGGATGATTATTTTATTAATTATGGTCCGCTTCAAATGCTAAATATTCCAAAACTGAGAGCCGAAGGGCGCAATCAGTTTGCCGACTCTGTTGAGGCGTGGATATATAATTTGCGAGGCAAGTCTTCAAACGAGGGAAATCTTGTTTCAAGGGGCATTGTTTCTGGCGGAGGACTTGTTGAGGGTGGAGGAAAGCCAGGTCAGGTGAGTAGGATTTCCGCTGGGTCAGTCTTTATGTTTAAAAACTTTCTTATCTCAGCGCACATGAATCACATTATGCCAGAGATTAGGCGAATACAAGCTGACGGGGCCTCAGGTGTAATGAAGGGCGGTCTTGCTATTGGGGGGATTCTTGCTGGCACAACCTTAGTTTCGGCTATGATTATTCAGCTTCACAACCTGTTAAAGGGTAAGACGTTTGAAGACTGGGACAACCCTCAGTTTTGGAGAAGAAGTGCCGCAAGAGGCGGCGGAGCTACTATTTTTAGTGACCTTCTTTTCCCAGACTTGCGGTGGAACGACAACGATTTGCTTGGTTCGCCTATGTTTGATTTTGGAAAAAAAGTTTTTTGGGATCTTCTTATTAAGGATGGGTGGAAGGCTTTCGATTCTCTTTTTGATGAAGACTCAAAGTATAGCGGAGAAAAACATTTGGCAAAGGCGTTCAAAACCCTTGAGCCTTACGTTCCCTTTAGTAATCTTTTTTATTTTGGGCCAGCCTTTGACCGAACCTTTTCAAATGCTGTGCAGCAAATGCTAGACCCTGATTTTGACAAGAGACTAAGAAGAGCTGAAAAGTCTATGTTAAGAGAGAGCAATCAAGAGTTTTGGTGGAGGCCTGGAGAATCTTTTGAAGACTCTGACCCCGAGCTTATAAAAGAAAGTTTTGATGAACAGTACCAAAAATTTTTAGATCTTTTTAAAGAAGACGCCGAGGGCGCTATTCCGCCACAATCCAACAATTCTGCCGAATGGAAAGACCAAGCCGCAAGCTTCATTGCTGAGAGAGAAAGTCTATCTTTAGAGCCATACGAGGATGAGGCGGGTGTCGCTACCATAGGTTACGGCACAACGGTTTATCCTAATGGTGAGCGCGTTCAAATGGGTGACGCTCCAATAACCGAGAAAGAAGCGACTGATTATTTTAATAGGGACATAGAGAAATTTACAGGAGTTGTGGAGAGTCTGGTTAAAGTAGATCTCACTGACAAACAAAAGGTAGCTCTTGCTTCCCTGGTTTATAATATCGGCGATGATGAGTTCAAAAGATCAAAGATATTAAGTCTGCTTAATTCTGGAGACTTAGAGGGTGCTGCTGAAGAGTTTGAGCGATGGAACAAGGTTAAAGAGATCAAGAATAAAAAGTGGACGGGCAGACATTTGGTTAGTCGAGGTCTTACTAGACGCCGCCAGGAAGAAAAAGAATTGTTTATTAGTGATATTTCGGGTGAAATTCAAGATACAAATCAAGAGGGGTAGAGGATGGGAATCACAAACACAACGAGTAAGATTGGTTATGCTGGCGACGACGCCACGGTAGCATTCACCTTCCCGTTCAAGGTCTTTGCGACCTCTCAGGTTGAGGTTATTGTCTATGATACAGTTCTCTTAACTGAGACAGTAAAGACTCTCGGTTCTCACTACTCTGTGACTTTAAATTCAGGAGAGGGTGGAACAGTCACAATGACGACCGCGCCAACGGCTGACGAAGAGATTTACATATTAAAGAACATTCCATTCACTCAGCCCGACACGATTTCAAAGGGTGCAACTCCTGCGGCCACAATTGAGCAGATTGCAGACCGCGTGACAATGCTCACTCAACAGCTTGAGGAACAAATAAACAGAGTCCCTGCGCTAAGAAAGACGACCGATCAAGATCAGCCTGTATTGCCAGATCCTGTAGACGGAGAGCTTCTTGGTTGGGGTGCGGGTGGAAACATAGCAAACTATTCTACAAGCACGCTCGACACAGGCACTCCAGTTCTTGACGAAGATAACATGGCTTCAAACTCTGCCGTTGCCGTTCCCACTCAGCAAAGCGTTAAGGCTTATGTTGATCGAGTTGAGGACATTGTTGATCTTAAGACGACTTTCGAGACCTATACTGCGGCGGCTTCAAATGTTGGCCTTAACGAAAGACACGTTTTTTTTACAGCGGCTTCGGCTGATTATACTTTAGAGCTTACTGACGTTAACAATCTCAATGTTGGTGACATCTTAGTTCTGAGAAAAAGCTCCAATGATTCTGACTACACTGTGACCATTCAGGCAGCGGCTGGAAATTCTATTCAAGGTTACTCTAACGTAACCATGCAAGTTGCTGGAGAAAGATATGTCTTGATGGCTAACTCTGGTTCCACGTGGGACATGGTTACTCACGACTTTGGCGACCTGGCTCCCGCAGCAAGATGCTATGTTAATACGGGCGGACAAAATCTTGTGACTGGCACAGTTATTGATTTTGACACTGTTGAATATGACACAACGGACTCAGTTACAACGGGCGCAAGCTGGAAATATACAGCCAAAGCTAGGGGCCTTTATCAAGTTAATATTTTTCTTAATACGGCGGCGGCGACCGCTGCTGCGATTAATAGTTGGCTCGGGGTCAGGCTTTCGCTAAACGGTGGCGCGGCATCAACCTATATCACAAATGGCTATGCAACTGTTACGGCCAGCATTCCCAAAAACTGTATTGGCTCAACGGTACTTAAGTTGGCAAAGGGTGATTACATTAGTTTCGTTGGATCTAACCTTACGGGCCAGACACACACGATTTCCACGGGCATTACAACAACTCACGTTACCATTGCAAGAATTGGCGACTACACAGACTAGGGGGAATTTTGGCATTAACGAGCATTGAATACAGAACGAAAATTATAACCACCGCTGACGGCGACGGGGTTCCTCTCTTTGACGACGCGACCTATGTTTACTCTATAAGTGTTGAGGTCCATGAGGACTCAGCCGAAGAGGCGGCGTGGGTGGGTGCCAGTGACGTGACGACGACAAATAAGAACGGTCGCGCTATCTCAAAGACCATTCCCTTTGAGGCCAAGACTCGCTGGAGAAATGGAGCTGGAGGAATAGCTAGCCTTATCGACGCATCGACCATTTATGTTGCGTCGCCAACGGGCTCGGATATACTTGTGACATACTTGCTTCAAGTAACTAACTAAAAGGGGAGAAAACAAAATGGTAAAAGCTTATGATTTGAGTGACATCGCTGCTAAACTTCAAGACAAAGGTATTGTTATCGCTGAGGACGCAGCTTATGAAATCGTTAATGCCGTATTTGCTTGGCTTGAAGAGTCTGCTGATATGTCTGAAAATATGTATGACAATATGTTCAAGACTGTATATCCACTAATTAAGGGTCAGATTCTTTTGCACGTTGATAAAATCGACGGACAAGAAGGTTAATTCGTGGCCGAGGTAAAGAATCAGTTTGAAGGCATATCTAAGTATAATGCCACCATGATTTTTGCTGCCTTGGCGTCGAATCCAAATACTACTTTTATGACGACGGGCTTTCTTGGAAAGCTCGTTTTCTTCTTCATTGAGAAGTTCAGCACATGGCTCGTTAACCAGGGTCTTGCCCTGGCTAACATTGGCCTTAATAAAATATTTATTTTGCAAGAGAAGAAAGACTACAACAAGGCTTTCGACGAGGCTTTTAACCTTATTCTCAATACAAAAGAGCCTTTAACTAAACAACAGAAGGATCAGATTGATGAGAAAATCAAGGCAGCTTTTAGGAAGTTTGGCACTTTCGTTTAGTTTAATTTCCTGCGCGACAACCGAGATCCCTAACTTCAAAGCACACATAACCCTTCCCGCATCACAAGACGGCTTTGGTATTTATACGGTCTCAAAGAAAGAGGTCATTATTCCTGCCGAGAAGTGGAATGAAGTAAAAAAGCGCGGCATAGTTATTCTTCCTGAGGACTGGGCTATTTTAAAAGAGACAGTGCTTAAGAACTGTATAACCACTAAATGCAAGGAGTCAGTTGGCGCTCTTGACGGTTTGTTCTTTGCAATTGATGATGCTTTAAAGAAGCTCTAGGGGTGTTAAATGGTCTTTGACGATAAAGAAAAACAGAGAATAGAAGTCCTACTTAAGTCATGCAGAATAACCAAGAGCACAGCTTGGTACGACAAGAATATCATTCCAAAGATCATTGAGCATAAAGAGAAATACCTTGAGGTCTCAAGAGCCACGGGGTGTCCTGCGGCTTTTGTTGCGATGATTCACTTAAGAGAAAATGGTCCTGACGTTGGCAAGTTCAGCGCCTACCTAGGGAACGGTCAACCGCTGACCAAAGTAACCAGTCTAGTTCCGAAGGGACGCGGCCCGTTCTCTAGTTGGGCCGAGGGTGCCATTGATGCTTTAAGGTTAGTGGGAATGGATAAGGTTAAGAGCTGGACCCTAGAGCGTATGATTTTCGAGTGGGAGAGGTATAATGGATTTGGCTACAGGCAGCGCAACATTAACGCTCCCTATGTTTGGTCGTTTACTAACCACTATACTCGGGGGAAATATGTTAGAGATGGTTTGTTTAATTCTGATTCGGTTGATGGAAGTCCTGGGTGTTTTGCTGTTTATGAGTCTTTGGTGGCTAGTGATGCTTCTTTTGACGTTACACCTGCTTCCGACCTAAGTGACTTCCCTATCGTTGACGAGAGCCCAGAGTTAAATGCGGCACTCGAGGCGGCTTGGCTTGCTTTCCTTAGTTTCTTCTCTGCCTTCTTTGGTAAGAAGTCTGAACCCATAGCTCAAGATATCTTAAACCTTTCGAGAAACAAGAAAATCCTTATTGCTGCCTCTGAAGAAATTGGGGTGAAAGAGATTTCAGGCCCAGCTTCTAATCCAAGAATTGAGGAATATTTCGACGCAGCATCTTCTTCAGGATCTTCTCCCTTTAAGGACGATATTCCATGGTGTGCGGCGGCAGTGGCCTTCGTGTTAAAGAAGTGCGGTATGCAGCACACTTCAAGTCTTATGGCTTTAAGCTACAAGGTTTGGGGAAAGAGTGTTCTTAAGTCTGGCTGGGCGCCTGGCGACATAGTTGTTTTTGAGCGCGGAGCAATTGGTTCTGGTAGCGGGCACGTTACTTTTCTTTTAAAGATCAATGAGGACGGAAGTCTTGTTTGCTTGGGGGGAAATCAGAACGATGAGTTCTGTATTTCTGTTTACAGTCCATCAAGGCTAGTGGATATTCGTCGCTCGACTAAGGAAATAGAGTACACGTCGGCAGAATTAAAAGAGCTTCACTCTATTGCTGATGATATAATTCGCGGGAAAAAGATTATTGCTGACGGGAGAATGGACTGATGTTTGAGACCAAAAAGGGCGCTATAAATAAGATGTTAAAAGAGGCCAACAAGATTCAGGGGCCAAAGCGTTTTGAGATTAAGATGCAAATGCTGTGTCTTGCTGAGGAAATTTCTACAGCGGCAGGAGATCTTGAGATGATTAAGTTTATCAGTGAAAAGATGAGTGCTGTTCAGGCTGAGAATCAAAGTTACAACCTTGCTAATGGGTTAGTTCAGTTCTTGGATAATAAGTAATGGCAACGGGTGAACCATTTTTCCACGTTACGGGTGAGCAAATTAATGCGAGGGTTTCGCAAGGGGCCGGAGAAGTTCCCATTGTTGCGGGGGCAGCGGCACTAACCGCTAACCTGAGTGCGATTAACGGGGCTACAGCTATTCAATTAGGTAATGCGGGAGCTTATGGATTTGGCCAGCTAATCTATGAGGGCTGGGAAAACTCTCCCACAGCAATTACAAATAGCATAGTTTATAGGGTGAGGTTTAACACCTATCCGGCAGCGACAGTACAGGGCCTCTTTTCAAGCGGCGGGCCATTTAGGCTCTTCATTAACCAATATCAGCTCAGTATCAATGGTGCGCAGCAAATGACAATGAATGCGACCAATGCCACGGGGCAAGTGTGTCTGACCTCAAACATTTACACATGGGCTCCAACGACGGGTGTTTGGTATGATATGTGTGTCACTTGGGACGGAACTACAACTGCGAATGCGGTAAAGTTTTATATCGACGCTGTGAATGTCGCAAACTTTACAGCAACAAGAGTGCTGCCGAACCCAGTTCCATTCAGGGCCTTTTTATGCCTTGGCGGGGGCGAGAACATTAACAATACTGACTCTTGGTGTGACGAGTTTGCCTGGTACAACACGGTCATTGATCCAACGAGTGTGACCTTTAGGGATAGCACAACGGGCTCTCTTAACGGCGCATCAAGGACCAAGTATCTTTTATCGACTCCTTATACGGGTCCAGCGGCTACGGGCGGCGGTCGGGTAATAAAAGGTCTTTAGTCTGTGTTGCACAGACTTTAGTTAGACTTTTAGCCTTAAACCATTACACTATTTTTGTGAGCAAGACGTACAGATCTATTCTTGTTATCGGCGATCTCCACTTTCCCTATCATCATCCAGACACCTTTAAGTTTTTGATTGCCATGAAGTCTCGCTATAAGCCGGACAAGGTGATTTCTATTGGTGATGAAATTGATGGGCAAGGATGGAGCTTCCACGAAAAGTCGAGTGAATTGATGGGCGGAGGCGACGAGTTCCTTCGCGCTCAAGAGTGTATGTGGCGGCTTGAGGAGATCTTTCCGGAGATCGACATCCTGGAGAGCAATCATGGAAGTTTACAGTATAGAAAGGCTCAAAGCGCGGGCCTTCCTTCGGCTTTTATTAAGGATTATAGAGACGTTTGGAATGTTGGCGAGGGGTTTTCGTGGCATCACGAGCTAACCTTGGATCTCCCCAACAAACAGAAGCTTTATTTACATCACTCAAAGTCTTCGGACGTCATGCGAGCTTCCCAAATGCTGGGGATGAATGTCGTTTTTGGGCATCATCACAACAAGCAATCGGTTCAATACTGGACATCGGGACATCAGACCATGTTTGGGGCTTTCACGGGCTGTCTAGTTGACGTTAAGTCTTTGGCTCAGGCTTACGCTAAGAACAATCTCCAGAAGCCGCTCTTGGGGAGCCTAGCTATCCAAGATTCAATCCCTCATATATTGAGGATGAATGTTGACGGGAGAGGAAGATGGAAAGGCTAGAGAAGGATTTTCCCATAGTTAAGGTTGTGTGGCACGACGCTGTTTCTTATGACCCTTGGGAGAGTATTACGGAGGTCAACCATGAGCCCGCAAGGATAGTTACTGTGGGCTTTCTTCTTAAAGATGATGGCAATGTGACTGTGGCTCAAACACTCGACACCTCTAATGAGAAGTGTTGTTTGGTTATGGTCATTCCTGCGGGCTGGATAGAGAGTATTAGTATTCTCTAAAGGATTGTGTTGACCCATCCCAGCTTTTTCGCGGCAGAGGGGCTCTCAAAGCTTATCTTTCTTTTGCCTTTAAGGTTGGTGAGAACGAAGAGTCTTTCCCCGTCTTTGTCTCTTTCGTAGGACCCAGAAAAAGGATGACCTCTAAACTTGCTTTCGTGAATCCATGCTCTTTTAACTTTCATTCTTTTGTCTCCTGGGCTTGGGGCCAATTAAAGTATCCCAAATATTTATCAACGAGGCAATGGTCATAGGCCAGCGCCTCGGTCTCATAGCCGTAGTTGTGATTGATCTCTTCTCTACAGACAGCCATATCATAGATGCAGAGGGCTTTTTCTTGCTCGGGCATTGATCCGCACAAGAGTATGAGTAGGTTGAGGAAATAGGTTTCCATTTAGTATTCTCCTTCTTGGGTTTTTATATATTGGTTCCAAACCCACTCCTGATAAACCTCGCTATTACAGTGAGTAAGGATGAGTAGGATTGTGATTAGGATCAAGGTGTTTGGTTTCATGGTTTCTTCTCTGCTTGTTCGAGGGCTTGGCGGGCAGTCTGGCCATAATCATCAATAACAAAATTTGAACTAGGCGCATTGTATGGTCGAAACTCTCCGTGAGTTTTATAAAACTCAAGAGCCTCTC